AACGTACAGTCGCTCCAACAGGAGCCTTGCGTTGCACCATCGCCGGGGTACCCCGGAATGGATTATGACCATATTGCCTTATGGAATATGGCAGCCGCCTCGTACCCATTGGTAAAGTGGCGGAATATACTAGCATCGGCCAGTTGTTGGCCGAGCCGTCTTGCAATGACATTGCTAAAGTGGAGGATCACCTTGGTTAGTGGATCCCCCATCAAGACGCCACGATATAACGTGACGACTCTTGTATCTCCCTCCACCGGGAGACCTATGTTACTTAGCGGCCCTGTAGCCGAAAAGTAAACTTGCCTTGGCTGGAAACATACAGCCATGACAATTCCACGGAGGATGGGTGGTATACCACACTTCCTCATCCACCTTGACCCGACTATTCGGGAAAAGGAGTGTATCATTCGGTCTGTTGCCTCCTGATAGTCCGTACTTGAAAAGAATACGTCTTCCCAAGTCTGTATTCTAGAGATATGGTCCACGTATGGATCATCCTCTCTCAACTTCCTGTCCTCTGTGAACAGGAGGTCGTACATCTCCTCCGAGAAGAAGTCTCGGAAGAGGTTCCATCCGTGATGGGATTTCCCCATCCCGGATTCTGAAGTTCGTATCCCCTTCTTGAGGGGATATGAACATATTTTGGAGATAGTATCCAGGACTATCTTCAATGCCGCGCAGCCCTTTGTGACTACGCGGGCTTTTGAGGGTTCCTTGACGATTGTCAAAGATACCTTCCGAAGTTCCTCAGGAGGAGTCCTGAGAACCTCTTCTAGGCACGCCCAAAACACGGCCGTGCCTACTGACTCGAATTGGTCCTTATGGATCCACTCGAGGACTTTTCCGCTGTCCAGGTCTCTGACCGGGACTAGGCGATCATCGCTATACTTGGTCATTATATCAAGTATGGCTTGGGCTGTTCCGCCCTCCGCCCGCGTGTTTTCCCAACACGCGGAACCGGTAACCGTGACTCTGGCCTTTGTGCCAAGTCCGGTGAATACGTGGTCCGGAATACTTCCGATGACCTCGTCAAGCGCTGCCGCAATCAATGCTGATTGGGTACGCGTAAGATCCGGCGGTGCCTCTTGTATGGACCGCAGGAATTTCCTCTTTGATCTAATTACGACCAAAGGGGGAGGTGTTCCAGACCCGCGGGTCTGGGACAAAGTCCCAGCGAGGTAAACTCGCTGGTGACCTGAAGTCCTGACGGCTAGCCGCCAGGTCTCCCACAGGTAGCTCCGGATCCATCTGGATTCGAAGACCTCCCGCTCGAATGCGGGTTTCGGATCATCCTGGTGTATTACCAGTTTGAACCGCTTTCGACACGCTTTGAGTTCCTCATAGTGTGTCCTCTGCTCATCCACACTATGTGCGGTGAGCGTGCCATCGAAAAACTCATCTGTTATGAGTATCGATATGAGTTGAAGTACGAACTTGTCGTACTTCTCCCAGTCCCAAACCTCTTCGGGGAAGGACAGATACCGTTGGAGGAATACTCCGTCAACGGTTTTCAAGACCTCCAGGAACCTTTGTGCCCGGTAGGTTGTGTGACGCTTTCCACCTTCGATGAAAAGCTTCCTTTCGGCCGGAGTCCATGCGGGGTCCGGCTTGCCCAATAGAAACGAGGATATCCTTCGTTTCAGGGTTTTATAGAAGTTCTTACAGGGTTCATCCTGTAAGCCCTTGGTCACGCGCTGGAGTAAATGACCCCAGTGCGTGTGATTGAGGAGAAGGAACATCTTCCCCTCATGAGATGACATCTGGGTGAACCAGGTGCCATTCTTTCCTTCCGAATTATACAAATCCGGTCGGATTTTACCTTGAAGTCTGTGGCACCCTTGTGCCCAGACGTTGATAACTGGTCTTTCCTCCCTGTACTGGGAGGCAAAGGCCCATCCTGCGAGTACCTTCCAGGGGTCCTCGTAGTGTATTCCCGACGGCGGAGCTTCCGCGTACGGGATATCGTCTGACGTGTCCATTTCGGACACGGAGTCGAGCCCCTCCTGTGACATAGCGCACAGGAGCGGCGTGGGGTCTTCTTCCGCCTCACCGCGGAAGTTGAAAAATCCGTTCTCTACTAAG